TTTCGGATCCTGTTAGTGATATTCCTTCTTTATCCGTTTTTTCTGAAAATCAATAATTAATAATTTTGTTTCACTTTATATTCTTTTTTTTACTTTTTTCTAGTTTATCCATAGCCTCGATATATTTACAGTCAACGGACCAACAATAACGTTCCGTAGTGTTGAATCGAGCCTCGAATTTTTCCCCGCAATTTTTACATTTTTTCATAGCGTTAAATTAGATTTTATTCGTTCGTTTTCCTGACGAATATCGTAATTTTCTTTTAACAACGTATGAACCTGAAATCGCATATCGCAATACGCAATATCCCGTACCCTGAACTCTTCGTACATTCGACGCAATACCGTAACGGATCCCTTTGCAATTTCTTCCGCCTCTAACATTGAAGAAATTAAATCCTTGCGCTTTGGGTGATTCTGTTCGATTTCCTCTCGACTTGCTTTTATTTTCTGGAATAAAAATTCGGCCTTAACTATGCTTTGAATAATTGTAAATTCGTCCATCGCTTAAAATTTAAACTTTGTTTCTATTCCAGTACGCAACGGCCTGTACGGTGCCAAAACGTCAACGTCCCAAATCTTAAAACCTAATCCGTAATTAAACTCAAATAACAACGGCTCGTTTAATTTGCTAATCGAACCCCCTGTATCCGTATCCTTTATTTTTTCACTTGAAAACATCGTGTAAAATCGCATCGATTCATGTTTAATTAATCGGTGAATCACGAACATATCATCGCATCGATTCAAAAACGCTTTACCCCCTTCGACGTGGTCTTTAAGTGGCGGTTTTAAATGTCCTTTCCATTCCCCGTCTGGATACAAATTTCCGTTACGTCCTGATTCTGAATTCGGGTGCGTATTGATATAAATTGTTTTCTTCGTTGTGTTCGTGAATTTCCTTGCGATATTCAAAAATCGATAATTTCCCTCGTACGTCATGTCCCTATCTAATCCAGTGAACGGATCAATTAAACAAGCGTCTGCGTCTGACTGCTCGAATAAATCCAGTAAATCCTGCGGTTTGTAAAGTTTTGAATTATCCACAAAGTCGAAAAAATTCTCAATATATGCGCTACCCCTTTGGATTTCTGTATCGGTTAATTGATTGAATTTAACACCGTAGTACATTTGCACCATGTCCCGTAAAATTTGCCCTTTTTGATTCTCGCCCATCCACAGCACGAACCGCAATTTATTGGTTAACGCTAGCGTCAAAAAATACCACGTAATAAAATAAGTTTTTCCAACGTTGTCGTGTCCGAGAATTATATTTAATTGACCTTTTTTAAATCTAACGTAATTATCCAGTTCGCACCCTATCCCGATTCCCTGTTTAATTTTGCCGTTCTTGTAATCCAGTAAGTATTCGATTGCGTTTCCTTTGGTTTGTATCATTTCTTTTTGATTTGTTTCATAACGTTCAAATATAAATCATTCCCCTCGTCGTTGTTTGCGGTCCTGTTAAATTTCTTTTGATTACCGGACCACGTCTTTAATCGTCTGGATACATCGAACGACTTTTCTTTTTCGAATCGCATTTTTCTATCTCTCGGACCATGTTCCGTCCAGTACTCGTAGAACTCCCGTAACATTCCCTTCGAATATTCCTTGACGTAATCCCTCAGTAAATTGTAAAAAGACCGTTTACGGTCGTCTATCTTATTACTATTATCTGTATTTAATACATTAACATTATCATTAACGGCATCGTAGGCATCCGATGGAATACGATCGAATGCGACTGCATCCCACCGCTTTTTTGCGTTACTTTGATTTTTCTCTCGTATGTTTTCGTACTTAACTAAATCCCGCTTTAAATTCTGCCGTATTGGCTCGAAAATTACCTCAGTAAATTGATCCGGTGCGACTGGATTCTGGTCGTTAACATATCGCAGGACGTGTTTTAACAGAATCCCAGCCTGTTCGTTATTTAGTTTTTCTGTTACGTGGATTAAATCCGCATACAGAATGAACGATTTCTTATCTTGCGCCATTCTTATTTTATTTTTGATTTGTAAATTTTGGTTTTTTTGCCCTGAATAAACTCGATTCGGTTTGGTTCGGTTGGAAACGATTCGAATAACACATCGAAATTGACGTTTTTAGTCGCTCCTGCGAACTTTTCGCCCTCCGTTGGTATCTTTGTACCAATCTTATTTAAAACGCTCTTAATCTCGCTTATTTTGCCTATTTCACAGTATAGGTTAATCGTTACCTTTATCATCGTCCTCGTTTGATTCTGGAATGACAACGATAAACGTCATGATTTTGCCCCACGCTTTCGCTCCCTTTTGCGTTACCAGCACGTGAATACTATCGCCCTCGACCTGTTTAATTAATCCGTATTTTCTCCCGTTCTTTTTTACGATTCCTGTCTCGTAGTTAAAATCAAAATTCGCTTTATTTGTTTTCATCGTGTTTCGCTTTACAGATTCTTAAATAATGTTCCGTGTTAAATGTTCCTCGTCCCTTTGTCCACCAACGGACCATGTCGCCCAACGGCATCGAGACAAAAATAGGGTGCGCTTGCACCCCTTTCGTTTGTTTGTTTTCCTTAGTTGATTTCATTGTAATATTCGTGTAATTCGTTTTTAATGGATTCCAAAAGTAAAGATTTTTGTTCTGGTTTTAAACAAAAATTTACCATACCGTATTCGCCGTTATCCTGCTCGCGATCCACAGAAGTTAATCGCAGGTTATTAATCACGTACTCGTAATAAGAATGCGTAACAATACCGCCCTCGTGCGCTGTTTCTAGATTTCTTTCGACCTCAAAGTCGTAGTAAAATCGGTAATTTTCTCCGTTCCCTGTAACCTCGACGCACTGGTGACGCTTGTCGATTTCATCGATAGTTAATTCTTTGCAGGATTCCGATAATACTTTGTCGCGTACTGAGTGAATCACGATATATTCTTTATCCTCCATAACATATTCGATGCGCTGCAAATGTAAATCGTAACGGATCCTGAGCGTTGAATTTTCAAATGTTAGTGTAATGAACTCGCCATCGTTTAACAGTGATTCAACGTCGAACATTGTAAAATATTCGTAATACTCCTTAGTTACTCGCTCCAGTGCTAAAAATTCCCTTTGATTAATTGTTTCGAATCCTTTCATGATTTCTTTTTTTTATTGGTTATTATTTCTTTTCGTTTGCCGCTTTAATTGCTTTCTCGATTTGTTCTCCGTTTAATTCCTTTGACATCTGGATAACTAACTGCGCTGTCGCAGGTGCGTTATCGAGGTTCTCGATTAAATATTGAAACATTTTTGAAATTGCGTCCTGTTCTTTTTTCATTTTTTTAGTTTTTAATTGTGTTACGAGAGTAAAGGTATAAATTAATTTCAATATAACAAGCGTTATTGAAAATATTTTTTTTCAGTGATTACAATTTATCGTTATCAGCATAGGAATAATACTCGGTATCGCCTACGATTACGTGATCCATAAATTTACAATCGAGATACGAGCAAATTTCCTTTAATCGACTTGTAAACTCGTTATCCTGTGGGCTCGCTGTCATATTACCGCTCGGGTGATTATGGGCGATAATGAATCCGCTCGCTAGTGTATCGATTACATATTTCAAAACTATCTTAAAATCGATTACGGTACCAGCGACACCGCCTTGACTTATTTTAGCGTATCCGGTAACTTTATTCGCTCTATTCAATAACAGAATAAAACTCGATTCGTAAATATGAATGTCGTGTCCGTAGAACTGGCGTATGTACTGATACGCATCGTTGCTGTTACTTATCTGGGATTCCTTAAATTCTGTTTTGTTTACAGTTAATTCGTATTTTTTAATATTTTTCATGGCGTTTAATTTTTTTGATTTTAGTAAAATAAAGATTTTTGATTTTAGGAATTTAACAGGTTAAAAAATTTAATTCTAATCTGGATCGTACGATTATGATTAAATCCGTACTGCTCCGTTGCTTTGTTTAATTGATTTCTCAATTTTTCGATTCTCATTTTTTTAGTCATCACATTTTTTTTAATTGGTTACGTCAACAAAGGTATAGATTAATTTTAATATAACAAGCGACCACAAAAAAAAGTGATTCTAGACGCAAATTGCGACCACATACGACAAAAAATTAGTACCGCTACAAACCCCGCCCACACAGCGTTCCGTCGTTCTCAAAATTTTAATATGTAGATACCGCCACGAACAAAAGTCGCTTAAATCGCCGAAAAAAGCGGTTAAAATGAAATTAAAAAAATATCGATTTTCCTGAAAAAAAAATTAAAAATAGGCTAAAAACAAATACGGCACCCCGTGAAAAGTGCCGTACTGCAACCAAAAAATGATAAGAAACGCGAAGCGAAGTTACCGATTAAAATTCATTAATCAAACAAAACGTAAAACTTTTTCCCGCCTCAGTGGAAAAATGTCGCATCGCCTCCACGTACTTTGGCGTATTATTTATCACTTGACAACCAGCGGACCACCCCGCAATTTTTTCCTTAATCGTCGTATTTTCCATGTCATACGTGTTCGCATGAAAATTGATTCCGAAAAACCCTGCCGTATATTTTCCTAACTCCTCCGACTTTCCGTCGTTGTCCCCGTCCCTGAATACCTTAATCGGTGCGCCTATCTGGACGAGTGCCGTCATCTTTTTTTTATGTCTTCCGTACCTCCACACACCGTAATACCATTCGTCGGCCTTAACTACCGCAGCGCCTGCAGGATTGTACGCCTTGTAACCTCCACGTAAAATACTTAACCCCGGATTCGTTGTGCCTGTTAACATCATTACAAATTTTTCGCCCTTGTAAATATAGAACTTGTCATCGAATACGTCGGTTAAATCCTCGTTACTCCTAACGCCTAATATCCACAAATTATCCGGTATCCTTTGAAACGTAGATAGCGTTTTAACTCTGTCGAGTAATTCTTTATCGGTGTATTTTCTAACCATTCTTATTACGTTTTTTCTTAATTACTGCATAAACCACAAACGCCAAAAATAAAAAACTAACTACCGCCGAGCCGTAATCTTTATTTTGTAGGTATTCACTTAAATCGTTACCTCGTTTTTGGATTTCCTGCACGAGTACCGAATCAGGAATATCGCTAACCTCAGTATCATGATAAATTACTAGTACCGTACTATCTTCGAACCTTAACGTATCGATTGAATCATTTGCCGCCATTGTATTTTCGCTTTAACCAGTTAATAAAAATCTCGTAAACATCACCGACGATTTCGTCCATTACCTCCGTTAATTCATTTGCAACCCAACCAACGATAAAAGATATTAATACGATAATTTTCGGATCTACATCGCTATAAAAAAACGCCAATATACCAGTAACGCTATACGTTAGTATTCCAGCGACTAACATCGACAAAATAATCGAACCCCAATTAAATCGTTTTTTGATTCCCTTTAACAGGGCGCCAATCATACCGAACCCCATAGCCGCTAAATCCCAAAAGTTTTCGAATCCTTTCATTACCTGTCGCTTATTTTTGTTATACCTGTATTAAATAGTAACCATTCGAACATATTATCGAACGTAATTAATTCGCCCATTAGGAAAAATTCGTTATCTAACTCGATTTCGTTGCCCTCCATATCCGTCGTATTAATCGTTTTACGAATCGATATTCTTTTATTGGTATTCTCATTCACAATCGATAAACCTGTATTTTCTACGCCCGTTCCTGTTATTGATTTCAACCCATTTGCGGACGTGTTTCCCTTTGGAAAATCGTACTGCCCGGTAAAATTTTTTTCTGTGGTAAGTAGGTCGTTCCAACCCGTCGTGATTACAAAGTAATTACCTCGTTCGTCTATCTGGATAAAATTATTCGTCATTTTGTTTTTTTATTTAAAGTTAGTAATAAGTACGGGACGTTTTGAACTTGTCGCCTACCTTGCACGTTAATTTCGCTAACCTGCTAAAATCGTAGTATTCTATTTCTGGCGATTCCTGAACGATTACCGGTAAATCAGTGTATCGATACGAATGATTCCCCACGTTGTAATCCGATATATATAATT